CTTGGGCGTAACGTCGCTGACGTAATGACTGCGCCCGTGCCGTTTGGTGCAAGCGTGATATCGCCGTTTAAATTTGTTGTAGATAACACGTTCCCATCAAGGCGTATGTTATCAATGTTTAGCTGGCCTGTGATTGTCATCACGCCTGTCACAGTTTGCCCAAGTGTTGTCAGCGCACTTTGTACGTCAACAACGCCTGTTCCGTTAGCGACAAGAATTAATGTGCCGTTGGCGTTTAGAATTGAGAGCGTGTTCCCGTCTAAGAACAGATTATCAACCGTGAGAGAGCTTGCGGTGAGTACACCAACAGTTAAGCTTCCGGTTGTTTCTAAATTCTCATCGCCAAAGGTAATCGTGCCTGTGCTTGATGTGATTGAGGCTTTACCTGCAAGATCCGGATCGAGCAGAAGTGTTTCTGCATTGTCCGTTAAGGTCGTGACCCCGGCCCCCAACGTCCCTGTCGTACTGAGTGATGAACTACCGAAGGAAATCACTCCTGTTGTGTCAGTGTATGACCCAGGAACCAGGGTCACTAAATCAGATCCATCATTGGCAACGAGAGAAGATCCGGTCACGACTGCGCCCGTAATATTTCCCGTTGTCGTTAAATTTTCGTTATCAAAAGAGATCGCACCCGAAGAGTCTGTGATCAGACCTGGAGCGAGAGTGAGTGTGCCGATCAGCGCAGAGGTTCCGAGGTAAAGAGATCTAAACTGCTCACTCAAAGTTCCTAGATCAATCGTGTTATCAGTTGTTGGTCTAAACTGGTCTGTGACTTGAACAAAACCTGTCTGTGTGCCTACCCCATCTCCAGAATTTGCTGAGAGAGTTAGATTTGTGTTCGCAGTTTTTCCACCAAAAACTCTTTGCCCTGCATAAAGGCCTGTGATCGCAGCCCCTGTTCCGTCAACAGCATCTCTGCCGTCACGCCAAACATAATAATCTTGTGTGTAAGTAAGAAATGCTTCGAGAATTGAATCAGAGCCCCAGTCCATGTCATAAATTTTATGCCACGTGGGTGCTACTTCACCCTCTCGCTGTTCCCAGCGATATCCCGCCGCCTTACCGTCGCCGTCGTCTTGCACGACTCGGTAGTCATTTAAAGTATTCCCAACAGCTGGAAGTGCCGCAACGTTTGCGACAGAGTCTTTTGTCTGCGGGTAAAGAACTGCAAAAATCCAATTCAGCGCGCCTTCAAGAGATGTGGTCCCTGGGGCTGCGGGGTTAACGTAAGAAAAATCCCCAAGCGTGTGCTTAAAGGGGTGTTGTAGCCCATTCCATATCTCAAATCGCGCCTTATCGAAAATCATAAGTTTCCGTCTCCGTCAGCATCGTAATCAACCAGTGGGTCAAAAACAAAAAGCGCATCCCATGCGGCTTTCCACTTATAGGTGCGTTCCTGACGAGCAATAATTTGTGTGCTTGTTGCATCTTTGTAGACGTACTCATCAACCGTGCAAGGAGATCCTTCAATAGCACCAATGTAAGTAGTGAAAACCAGAAAGGGTCTGCCCTGTCCGTCTAAAACCAAGTGTTGTTTCACACTTTCGTTTGAGTGCTGCTTAAGAAGCTCAGTCGCAGTTGTGACTTCCGCGTTATCTCGCGGGAATTGACCTGCCATCGTATCCTCCCCAGGAAAAAACAACTAAGGGGAGCTTTCACTCCCCCTAGGATTTTAGCTTAGTAGCTGATTCCGAAGATGATACCGTTGTGTCCTGGTTTGTTGATTTCCAACTCACCGAACAGGCAGATATCTAGCAAATACTGGTAACCAGTCTCTGCGCGGATTTCAAAATACTCTTTTCCATCTGGAGCTTTACGTTTCTGGAAGAAACCGTTTGATCTGAAGACCATTGATTTCATATCCAGCATCGCAATTACGTCGTCGTCCCACTCTTGAATCATTACGATTTTGAGTGATCCTTTTACGCAAGTGATTTCCATTTCGTCCCAGCCGTAGATAGAAGCTTTTTTGCTGCCATCTTTGATCTGCCAGTTAGCTGCACCGTTGGTTTTGCTCTCGATTGCTTTCATAACAGAGCCGCCGTGTTTGTAAGACATCAAGAAAGTATCAGCTTTCCCTTTGGCTTTCTGGCGAACTTCTGAGTAAGCATCGAACAATTTGTCCAAGATGTTTGCCGCAGAAATTGACGAACCATTTACGTTAACCGCCTGCAAGAACGGATACGCAAGTTTCGACTTACCGTGTACGGTGGCAGCTCCGCCGTTGGCAGCTGACAAGAGTACAGATTTGATCGAAGTAAACGACTCAGTGTCTGCACCATCAGTGTAGAACTTAGCGTTTTGCGCAATCGTGTAAGCAGTCAAATTGGCAGCCGTACCGCCGCGAGTAGCAGATAATGTGACAGAGCCTTGGCTTCCAGTGCCGCCATTTACGTCAATTGCAATGACGTAGTAAGATGCCGGAGCACTATTGTCGTCGTCCAAAGTGACTTTCATATCAAGCTGGAAACGGTCAATGTGAGTAACGACTAAAACACCTGTTGCGGCATTTGTTTCGTCAGTCACGGTAGCGAAAGAAGGCCCTGTGCCGAGCTGGATAGAAACTGTCATTTTGAAAGTTTCCATGAAGTCGTCAATAGCATCAGGCAAGATTTTAAGGAATGAATCCTCAACAACTTTACCAGAGTGATCCATCAAATCGCGGTGATTAAAGAGCATGGTTCCCCAAGCCTCTTTATACGCGTCGATAGAACCACGGATGTATTTATCTTGAGCAACGTCATTTGACGCAGTCAATGCACCCATGCGGATTGAAGAAGCTCCAGCTGCTTTGAAAGGAACCGGAATCTTTCCGCCCTTCCAGCTGTCGTCTTTCTCGATGTTAGAGAGGATGTAATCTCTCTTAATCATTTCTTCTTTTAGTAACTTGTTAGGAAGATACTCATTGAGCATATCCTGGAATGTTCTTGTAGTAGACATTGATTGTTTCCTCTAAGGCATTAGCCTTGCTGTTGTTGTAATCGTTCTTGCCGAATTTTACGTAGGTCCTCAACAGACATCGGAACCTTTTTGGTCGCCGATTTCGTTGATGAGCCGCCTGCAAAAGACGGAATAACTGGCTTCTGGGATTGATTTTGAACAACTTGAGCTTGCTGGCTTTGTTGTGTTCCTTGAGAGGTCTGAATCGCGCCTGGCTGGGCGGAGCCTTGAGCCCCTATGAGATTTAAAAGTTCCGCCGCGAGCTGGCTTGCCGGAGGGGACACTTGGTGAACATTCTCATAAAACTGTCCACGTTTAATCATCTCAAGCTTAAATGCGCCGGGTTTTCCGACTCGTGCATCAAAAGCTTCTGCGGCTGTCTTCACTTCCGGAGAAGAGAGAGCCTGATCCATTTCAAAGTGTGCTTGCTTCACCGTCAAATCTGCCAATTGCTGTTGGTAGGTTTGATTTTGGTTTTCCACCTGAAACAATTGGGCCTGTTGTTGACGTTGCTGGTCAATAACAGACTTCTGTTCGGCGGGAAGTTCTGCATACTTGAGTTCTTGAATAGCGTAATTGATAATTTCTTGTTTGGGAATCTTTAAAGCATCAAAAAATGAGCCGTAGTCTTTTCTCTGGACGAGCGTGCCTAAAGTCTTAAGGCTTGTAGCTACCGCCTCGTACTGCGTGGATTTTTCCATCAGCTGCGTTTTCAAAGCGTCCCGCCCAACCTTTACATCGTCTAGACCGTAAGCTTTTTCATGGAGCTCGCGCATTTTTGTTTCAAGGCTTTTGTCCTTAATGAGTCCCTTCAAGGAGTCATCAAATTCCAATTCCTTATCTTTTACTTTAAACTTGAAGTTAGGCGTCCAAGCTTGTGCTGCGTCAGCCGCTAGTGCAGCTTCGCCTGTTCCTCCGTTTGCCGGGGGCTGGTTCCCAGCTCCTGGCGTTTTAACTCCTGTCTCCACGCTAGAATCACTTGCTCCTCCTGTGCTCGGCGTATCAGAAACGCCTCCGCCCGCAGTTGAAGTGCTTTCGCTTCCAGTATCTGTCGCTGCCGTTTGCTCATTTGCTACTTCCATCGGTTGTTCCTTCCTTGGCTTTTCGGGCCGTTAAACGGGCAACGGTTGGCCTCCAGTTAGCGCCGGAATCTGACCTGCTTGTGGCTGGCCTTGCCCCTGACGTGACTGAATATCAACAATCGCTCCTTGGTTCATTTCATCTAAAGATTGAAGACTTGAACCCTGCGTCTCCAGTCTAGTTATTAACCACATGATTGCCTCGTACGGGAGGCGCACTTGCCGCGATCCACTCTGAGACTTCGGATCAGCGACTTGCATGGAGACCGTGATCAGAGATCCTCCGGTTGGGATGAATCCGTCCTTAGCTGCCTGTGCTGCTTGGATTTTTTGTCCTGTCTGGTCTTCATGAATTGCCAGGTACTGGTCGTAGAGCTGTTGTACTTGTGTGGGAAGTATCTGAAAGTCAGGTTGTTTCATTCGGTGAGTAATACTCTCAACGTACACTTCGTTATCTGCGTACGGGGAAACAAAAGGCATCTGTCCGCGCTCAAGCTGGAGCATGTCGTTTTCAACATTGTCGTAATCTAAACTCATCCGCTTCATCAGCGCGTTGTTATTTAGAAACGGCATCTCCTTAAATAGCAGACCTAGTTGTTTTGGCCCAAGCTGGTTACCCGCAAACTGCACGATATGGTTAAGCGCAAGCTGTCGCCCCATTCGCTCATCAATTGTCTCGGTCTGCTCTTCAACTTTAATTTGATACGCAAGAGGTGTTGTGTTCTTAAACTCCTCAAGGTTAATTTGCTCACTCTTACCAACTGCCATGATCACGGTGTCGTCTGGAAGATATTTCTTCGCAAGCTCAAGGTAAACCATCCAGAATTTCTTCTGAAAGCTTTCAAACTTCGCGGTGTATTGTCCGAACTTTTGCTGAGCCGAAGCACTTCTAAATAAAAGTGCGTAAGGGTCCATCTGTCCGTCTTGATTCTCAGCATTTATCTCATCAAGCATGCACGCTTCGTACATCTCACTGATCTGTGCTTGGATGTACGGCATGAATTGTTCACCCGTTCTGCCTGCTAAGATCTGCGGCGCTTGTCCTTGATAAGTAATCCCACGCACACCAGGTAAAAGTGCTCCAGGTGAGAGCTTCGTTCCGCCTTGATAGATGATTTTATCATCGCCAACCGTGATCTGGTGAGTGGCTGCTTGTGAGCTTGCGCGGTTAATCTCTGCTTGGAAGGGTCTAGCTACTTTTATGATCGAATATCCCCTTGGATTACCTGAAAACGTGTCAAAACCCTCCCAAACGATAGGAAAAATGCCGTAAGGAATCTTTCCTTCTTCGAGCACTCCGCGTGTGGTTTTGATGTAAAAAAAGCCCTCTGGATACACTTTGCAGGGCTTAAAGAACATATATTGGACTAAAACGTCTCGATCCTCGGTGCGGTACTGGTTTTTATTCGCATCAAAGATAACAAAGCTCTCATTATCCCCTTCACCGATGACTTTTAGCTTATCTGGGTCGTCTTTATACGTTTCTTTCAGCTCATCACGCGGGACCATCTCTTCAAACCAGATGTAGGGAGATGAATCCATCGTTTTTGCAGCTGGAGATCTGAATAAGTTGTATCCAGGGATGTTTTTAAACTTAAACTCACCCTTAAAGATGGGTTTTCCTTTATCCGCCTGCATTTGTCCCGTTGCCGGGTCCATGATCGGCTGTCCCATCTCATCAAGAGCGGGTTCATACCCTCGAAGCTCGCCAGCACTCGGGTCGAAGTAGGTAAACGCGCAAACTTCACCGATATCAACGAAGGAATCGCAAAATTCGCGCATCTTTTGCTTCATATCGTAACGATCAACGGCATCTTTTCGCACCGATTCGTTAAGTTGTGACTGCTTTTTGTCCTGAAGGTCTAGGTCATTCTTTGGGGCGATGGTAACGCCTGGCACTTTTGCGAGGATTGAGTTTTTGTAGTGCCTAGAGATTTTGTGGATGTGGTTTTTCGTGATCCGTAATTTCTGAGTTTCATTTATTTTCTGAGAGTTTCTAACGTTGTTGAAAAATCTAGACGATTTCTTGGAGTAGTGATTCCCGGAGACTAGGAGAAGATTTGATTTCATCTCCGCTCTGAGTTCATCGTCACACGATTTAGAGCCCTCGCAAATTTGATTCAGAGAATTAAGGTCATGCTTTTGCATCGTCTACAAACCTGTTCCTTTCGATGTCTCTTTGGATCTGCATCCGCTCAAACGCCAGAGGGTCGTCAATCATTAATTGCGCCTCTTCTGCATCGTCCATCGTGGATTCATCCATGAGTTCAATATTTTTGGCATCTTTGGGTGTAAGTTCGGTTGCAGTAGTTGGTAAGACTATGCTCGGTGCCGGACCTGGCACTTGGACTTCCTCATTTCGGCGAGGAAGAAACGACAATTTAAGTCCAGAGATTTCAATCCCTTGGACTCCCGCATTTTTACATGCTTTAATTATTCGGCAGATTTCCCTAGCACTCAAGCTATTTTTATCCGTACTGCTCTTGCCAGTGCTCAAACTCTGCGGTGAGTTCTTCCCAGCCTTCGTTTGTGTCGTCACTTTTTCCATGATCCCCTCGTCTTTCCTGAATCTGAAGTGCCAATAACTCGGCTTCGGTCTTGTGTGTTGGTTTCTTAGGCGCAGCCGCTTCTTGTTTTCGCTTGTACTCCTCGATGATCGCCTCAAAGTCCCAAGGGATCAGCATGTTGCAGTACCTACCCGCATCCGCTAAGTCATCGTCGCACTTAGCGCCTGAATTTTGATTGTTCGTCATGATGTGTGATAGCTCACCGCCAAGCTTCAAAAGCTCCGGGTCATCGTCAAAAATATCTAGCATGTCGAACTTAAACAAAGTGTTCATGTTCTCAGTCCCTGCGTCTCTCGCCTTGTCCGCTTTCTGTAGGGCCACACCGTTTCTCTCAGCGATAAGTCCCAGATCTTTGTTGGCGTGATCGTAGGCTGCGAGCACAACAGGGATGCCCTCTTAATGCTCAACGTATTTGTTAAACACATCCCATGCGGTTGTCTGCTAATTGTTTCTGTACCCGGCCTTAAACACCGCGCCTTTTT